ACTCGAAGTCCATAACAGCGATGCACGTTTCAAAGTGCTATCGGCAGGACGGCGATGGGGCAAGACGCGGCTGGGGGTCAACGAGTGTTTGGACGCGGCGAGCAAAGGCGGGCGCGCGTGGTGGGTTAGTCCGAGTTACAAGACGAGCGAGGTTGGATGGCGACCATTGCGACAAATTGCGCGCAAAATACCGAATGCAGAGGTCAGGCTGGTGGATAGGATGGTAACGCTACCAGGCGGTGGTTTTGTGGCTGTTAGATCGGCTGACAATCCCGACTCATTGCGCGGTGAGGGGCTGGACTTCGTAGTAATGGACGAGTGCGCGTTTATGCAACGAGAGGCGTGGACGGAGGCTATCAGACCGGCGCTATCAGACAGGTTAGGCAAGGCATTATTTATCAGTACACCGAAGGGGCGCAATCATTTCTGGGAACTTTACCAGCGCGGCATCAATGGCGAAGAAGGCTGGCAATCGTGGACATTCCCGACCGTCAATAATCCCTACATTGCGGCAAGCGAAGTTGAAGCGGCTAAGCGTGATTTGCCTGAGATTATCTACCGGCAAGAGTATCTTGCGGAGTTCGTGGATGACCAGGGCGGCGTGTTCAGGCGGGTGCAAGAAGCGGCAACCTTACAGCCGCGAGACCCGCAAGCAGGCAGGCAGTACGTGGCTGGCGTGGACGTGGCGGCGAGTGTTGACTTTACGGTTGTGACGGTGCTGGATGCGGAGTCGAAAGAGATGGTTTATCTCGACCGCTTCAATCGGGTGGATTATCCCGTCCTGATAAACAGACTTGAGAGCGTCTACCACCGCTATTCCCTGACTTCGATGGTCGTGGAATCCAACTCGATAGGCAGGCCGGTGATTGACGAACTGGTAAGCAGAGGGCTGAATATTGTACCATTTACAACGACTTCGGCGACTAAGCAGGCAATCATTCAAAGTCTGCAATCAGCCTTCGAAAATGGGCTAATTCGAGTCTTAGACGAGCCTGTACTGATTGGTGAACTACTGTCATTTGAGAGCAAGCGCAACGCAAGCGGAAGTTTTTCTTACAGCGCGCCTGATGGAATGCACGACGACTGTGTGATGTCTCTTGCGTTGGCGTGGTATGGGATAGATAACGGCGGTGGAGCAGTAGACAACCCGTTCGATTTTTAGAGGGCGCATGGGATTAATTGACACAATCAGAGATGGAGCGCGTAGATTTCTTGGCATAGATGATTACCAGGAGCGCCCCCGCATTGATGCAATCGAACACAACCGCAAATACACACGCGGCGAACAGAAGAAGATGCTCAAGGTCAAGGGGTACGATGACAACGTTACCGTCAACGTATCTGGAATCATCGTTGATCGTTGGGTATCGTGGCTGTTTGGGCATGGCATTTACTTTGACTTGCCTGGCGAAGATGAATCCAAAGAACAGGAATACATCGACACTTGCTGGGAGTTGAACCGCAAGGAAATACTTTTACACAGAATTGCTATGAATGGCGGAGTGTCAGGCAATGCATACGTCAAGATCATCCCCAACGGACTTGGGGATTTACCGCGCCTTGTGGCAGTGGATCCAACATTCATCAAGATGGATACTGACCCTGATGACATAGACAAAGTAATTCGCTATACCATCTCTTACGGCGACTCAGACGACAAATACCGCAAAACAGAAGTCAGCCAACTTGAAGGCAATACCTGGACGGTAAGAGTTTACACCAAACAACGAGGGCAGCAAGAGGCCGTCGAAGAAAAAGAGTGGGGGTACGACTTCGCTCCCATTGTTCACTGTCAGAACCTACCCTGTTCCACTTCCTGTTATGGTTATCCAGACATAGATAAAAACACAAGGGCGATGCAGGATAATGTCAATTTCATCGCCTCAAACATCAACAAGATCATTCGCTTGCACGGGCACCCGCAAACATGGGGAAATAACGTCAGTAATTTGCGTACCATTGAGTGGGGGCCAGATAAGATCATTGACGCTGGCCCAGATGGTCAAGTGCATAACCTTGAAATGCAGAATGACCTAACATCATCGATAAACTTCCTCCAGTGGTACATCAAACAACTCTACGCTACCACACGCACCGTTGACCTTGATTCACTTGCAGACAAACTAGGCGCGCTCACCAACTTCGGGCTGCACGTTCTATTCCAGGACACGCTAACCAAACTGGCCACCAAGCGCGCGTTATACGGCGAAATGCTAACCGAGATCAACCGTAGGCTGTTGGTCATTGGTGGATTTGCTAACACCGATCCGGGCAAGATCGAGTGGAATGACGTTATCCCTGAAAACAAGATGGATACCGTAACGTATCTGCAATCTCTCAAGAATCTTGGCATTATCTCGAATGAGACCATCGCAATGAAAGCCGGGCTGGATTACGCCGTTGAACAAGAGAAGATCGCCAACGACAAGGCAAGCGAATCCAATATCGGCGCGGCGTTACTTTCCGCGTTCAACCGCAACCAGGATAACACCCTTTGAGTCCTACCGAACGCCTGATCCAGCAACTCCGCCGCGAATTGGACTCGTTGGACGGACAGAACCTTACCAGCCTCGCGCGCGCATTTGACCGCAACGTGTACAAACGGCTGCAGGGTGACATAGACGCGCTGGAGAAACTTCTCAAAACGGAGAAGATTGGCGTCAATGTGCGCAATACCACCGAGTTCAAGCGGTTGATGGCGGACATTCAAACCAACCTCAAGACCTGGCAGGATTACATGGTTGTCAACGTGCCAGTTGTCGCCGGGCAAGGGATCAACTTGGGCACAGAACACGCCGCCTCTTTAGTCGAGTCATACGGGATCACCGAAACATTCCGTAAGATGAACCCGGCGGCAATTGAAAAGTTATTGGGCTATCTGCAGGACGGATCGCCGCTTTACAAACGCATCGGACTCATGACTGACTACCACGCCGGACTCGTGGCAGACGCAATCATAGGCGGAGTGAGTGCCGGGAAGAATCCCAGGGTGATCGCTGACTTGATTACCAAACATCTTGGCATGGCTCTAACTGATTCATTGCGTACAACCAGGACGGTGCAGATCTGGAGCTACCGCGAAGCCAACAGAGCATCGTACATTGCCAACAGCGACGTTGTCGAGGGGTGGATTTGGTACGCAACGTTGGACTCCGAGTGCTGCATGAGTTGCATCGCGCAGCACGGCACGTTCCACACGAACGACGAAACGCTCGACGATCATTACAACGGCCATTGCACCATGATTCCAAAGGTATTCAAAGGCAATCCAGACATTACGACAGGCGCGGACTGGTTCAATTCGCTAACAGAGCAAGACCAGCGGTCATACATGGGGGACGCGAAGTACGAGGCATGGCAAGAGGGCAAGTTTGAGTTTTCCGCATTATCCAAACAAGGGCACGATGACGTGTACGGCTCCATGCGAACCGAGGCGTCTTTATCAGAATTATTAGGAGAGTGAATCAATGGCTGACAATCAGCAGGTCGAGACGACCAACGCAAACGTTACCGGGACGGTAACCACCACCGCAGACAATAAGCCGAGCGTGACGCTCGAATCGTTGCAGGCGGAATTAGTTAGCGCAAACAAGCGCATTGCCGAATTGAACAAAGAGTCAGAAAAGCACCGCAAAGAGGCGGATGCTATCAAGGCTGCAAAACAGGCGGAAGAGGACGCGAAGAAATCCGAGATGGAAAAACTCGCCGACAAGATCGCTGCATTGACCAAAGAAAAAGAAGACGCTATTCAACGGGCAAATGCGAAACTTATCAAAGCCGAAATCCTGGCCAAAGCCTCGAAGTTTATCGACGGCGATGTTGTCTATGCCCTGCTCGACAAGAGCAAAGTGACCGTCAACGATGACGGCTCAATCGAAGGCGTAGACGCGCTGCTGGATGAACTGGCAAAGGCAAAACCGCATCTCCTGAAAGGAAAATCGCCAGCACTGGACGCAACGAATCCAGGAGCGGGTGCAACAAACGAGACACGGGAACAAAAGAAAGCCAGGCTCACAGGCGCATCATCTGACATTTTTTCAGGGAAAGGCGGAGGCGTCGTTTGGGCGCCAGGTAGCTTTCCCGAAGGATAATCATGGCTAACGAATCAACCTACTCCGACATTTCAACTCTTGTCGGTAACATCTACGAAATTGCATTGATGACCGCGCAGGAAGGGAACATTGTTGCCCCTCTTGTGCATACTTTTGCACCTCACTCCGACTCTGCGCCCCGCGTATGGTCAACTTATTCCGGCGGTACATTTGCATTCACCTCTGAAACTGACGACCTGTCCTCACAGGCGTTTACCCCTTCAGTGGCCGGTACTGCAACCCCGTCGGTCTACGCTCAACAGTTCTTCCTGACCGACAAACGCTTACGCACTGATCCAATGGGCGTACAGCGCGACGCTGGCGAGTATCTTGGCAGCCTTGCCGCGTCCGACATCGACACCGCAATGTGCGCTCTGTTCTCCTCGTTCACGGGTGGAACCGTTGGCACCGCTGGTGGAACGTTGACCTGGACCGACATTTCCAAAGCATCCGCTTATCTGCGCAAGAAAAAGGTTCCGGGTCCGTACTTCGCCATCCTCGATCCGCTTCAGTGGCACTATCTAGTGTCTGCTACTTCAGGCGTTCCTACCCTGCATCAGACAGAGGCGTTTGCTCAATCTGTAGTCTCTGACTTTTACAGCGGATCATACGCTGGCATTCACTACTTCGTTGACCCGAACCTCACCGCTGGTACTGCAACCGTGGCTGGCATGTTCGGACGCGACGCGCTGTACATCGACATGGTGCAGCCGTTCACGATCCGCCCGCAATACGATGCTTCTCGCTCCGGTCAAGGCGGCTGGGAACTCAACGCATCGTTTGAGTACGCAAAGGGTGTGTACCGCCCGACCTACGGCGTGCAGATGATCGGTACTGCACAGTAACCTAACTTTACAGGGACTGGATAGGGTCATTCCCGAAAGCGTGCCTCCTCCCACGTTTCCAGTCCCAAATGCGGAGGGTTCACAAGAGAGGATGTGGAAATTGAGTAAGTATCATTACGTAAAAACTGAAACCGGAAGACGCTTTCGCATGACGGAGAGTGAAATTCTAAATTGGAATAATCCTCCATCTTGGTTACAAGGTGGAACCGTATGTTTCGATATTTACATAAGAGAACAAGCGGCAAAAGAATACATCAAAAAACACCCTGAAATACTTGAAACTGAAATACCTGAAAGCGCGGTGTGTTTATGACCGACCAGAACCTTAACAACCGAATGAGAATACTCTGGCACTCCAACGCACCCTGGGCACCAACGGGTTACGGTAATCAAACCTCATTGATCGTACCGCGTTTACAGCAGCATTACGACATGGCCATTTCCGCATTCTACGGACTAGAGGGCGGGATGCAGATGCTCGGTGGAATCCCCGTCTACCCCAAAGGTGAAACCTCTTACGGCGCGGATGTTATTGGACTGTACGCCTCTGCATTTCAGGCTGATATTGCCATTACCCTGATCGACGCCTGGGTGATGAACTCGCAAATGATGGGCAACGCGAAGGCCAAGTGGATCCCGTATTACCCCGTGGACGCCTCCCCCGTTCCCATCAAAGTATTCCAGTCCATCAATAAAGCTTTTGACCGCATTGTCATGTCAAAGTTTGGCGAACGCGAAACGAACAACGCGGGGTTATCCTGTCACTACTGCCCTCACGGTATCGACACAGCCGCGTTTTACCCAGAAGACCAAATGGAAATGCGCAAGCGGTTGGCAAAGGTCATTGGCTGGAACCCGGATGCATTTATCGTGGGCATGGTGGCTGCGAACAACGGATTACCGTCAAGAAAAGCGTTTGAACCTGCCTTGCGCGCATTCGCTGATTTCAAGGTAAAACATTCTGACGCGCAATTCTACATCCACACCTACGCCAACGCCGACAATCGCAGGATGGCCGCGAATATCCCAGAACTCATACAGCACTTCGGGCTAACTCTAGGGCGTGACGTATTCCTTCCCGACCCAGGCGCATTGTGGCTGGGATTTGGCAATGACTTCATGCGCATGATCTACTCCTCGTTTGACGTGCACCTCTTGCCGTCAATGGGAGAAGGTTTTGGTATCCCTATCGTAGAAGCGCAGGCGTGCGGTTGCCCCGTGATCGTGGGTGACTGGACGGCTATGTCCGAATTGTGCTTCAGTGGATGGAAATTACCGCAATCAGAGGCGGAGCCGTTCTGGATACCGCAAGGTGCATACCAATACCTGGTCAAAGCGGGCGCAATCGTGAACGCACTCGAAAGCGCATACGAAGTGAGGGGTAACCAGGAATACCGCAACCGCGCACACGACGGCGCAAGAATGTACGACATTGAGCGCGTCATTGAGAAACATTGGCTGCCGGCCCTGCAGAAGATCATGGAGAGAGTCGAGGCGAGCGAATGACCGTCGCCATCGTAATCACTAACTACAATATGCCGGAACGCACTGACGCGCTGTGCAATGCCATCAACAAGCGCGTCAATACGGACTATCAGTTGATCGTGGTAGACAACGGCTCCGACATTGCCAAACCGTCACCGTTCACCCGCGTTCACTTGTACAAGAATCAACAAACTACGGGCGGCTGGCTCGAAGGGCTGGAATACGCGGATACGCTCGGCCATTTCGACTATTACATGTTCCTCATTACCTCCACCGAGTTCACCGACGACACATACGACCCCATTACCCCGATGGTTGAGTTCATGGATGCTCACCCTGACGCCGTTGGTATTCACCCGGCGCTGACAAAAGATTCTACGACCTCATGGACGCACTTGATCACGCGCGGAGGAAACGAACCCCGAAGAACGTGGATGATCGACAATATCTGTTCTATGTACCGCGCGGATTGGTTTAACTCCATCGGGCGTTTTGACCCTGAGATGATCTACGCATGGGGTATCGACCTGGAAACGTGTTTCAAGGCGCGCACGCAAGATCGGTCGTTATGGGTGGATGAACGCGTCATGGTCAAGAAGATCACCAATATTGGCTACAAAATGGAACGCATGCGGATGACCTCTGATGAAAGGTCAAGATTAGCAGGCGATAACATGCGCCACACCCTATTTAAAAAATACGGTCCACTTTACTGGGAAATGATGACCGAATCCAATATCAAGGCAGAGTGGCGATGAACGGATTTTTCAAAACGCGGGATAAACGGTCAAACGAAATCGAGGGTTATTCCATCCCTGATGTTTGGTGGAGCCGTGTCTACGAGTACCCCTGGGCGATCCAGTTTGCAGAGGGGATTGCTGCAGACATGGGCGCCGGGTGGATGGATCGACCATTCAAGGACATGCTAGCCAAACATTGCGATGAAGTCTACGCCTTTGACTTGGACGGGCGCATTCTTGAATTGCAAGCCGCTCCAAACGTGCACCTGATCTGCAAAGACTTCACCCGCAAGATGGGCGCATACAAGGGCGCATTCGATACTATTTTCTGCATCTCCGTTCTTGAGGATATACCCGATATTGGCAAGGCGCTCAAAGAGTTTGAGAAGTGTCTCAAACCAGGCGGGAAGATCGTTTTGACAATGGACGTGCAATATGACATTACAAAACCATTGGGAAAATATCCGGGCGTAGACATGGAGAAGTTCATCTGGGGGATTCACAACGCAGGGCTTCAGTTCGTTGGTGATACCGACTTTGACAAAATGGATCTGGTCCACAACGATGAATTTAACTTGTGCTGTTTTCACTGCGTCATCGAAAGGTGTGATGAATAAGACGCTTGAATGGGTCAAGGGGATGGAGAATCCTTCAGGCGGATTATCCGCATGGCAGGATGGATATAAAGCACCGTCCTATCCAGAATGCACAGGGTACATGATCCCAACGCTATACGATTACGGCGAGGGCAAACTGGCCGGGCGTTGTGCTGATTGGTTGTGTTCCATCCAGAACAAAGATGGCTCGTGGAACGGCATCAATAACATTCCACAGACGTTTGACACTGCCGCCATCGTAGAAGGACTTGACAGGGCTTACCAGGAAACAGGAAACAAACGCTACATGCATGCGGCAGACAATGCACTCACCTGGTTATGGAATACGAAAGGTGGAAAACCTTATCTGCCAACGAAGCCAGGAGGTGAGACAAGGGTATACACCGCAAGAGCCGCATGGATCATGGAAGACCTCGAAGCAGCGGAATACTGGCGGCCACAAGGTGAATGGGACATACGTTGGGGGGAACAGGAACGTCCTCACTACATCGCTTATATGCTAGAAGGTCTGCATAACATGGGTCGCGACATCAAAAGCACATTGACCGCCGCGAAGGTCGTTGAGGGGCTATTCCCGTTCTACGCCTCACACTGGAATAGAGTAGGTGGGACTGATACCTCAGCCACAATCCAAATGGCAATCCTGTACGTCAAGAACGGCATGACCATAGATCGTCTGCTGCCCGCGATTCAAGAAATGATCACACCTAATGGTGGTTTAAGACATTCGGCAGATGAAACGCGCATGACCATCTGGACGGCAAAATACTATCTTGACCTAATGAGGTTACTTTGAACCTACTCACCGTCATTGTCGGCATCAACCACTGGGATGACATTACACACCCGTTCCTGGATTCAATCCTCAAACATGAACCAACGGCAAGGATCGTGATTGTCGATAATTGCAGCGACAAGCCGTATCAGCATGACCGCTGTTGGATCGAACGGAGTAATGAACGCCTGGGATTTCCGGCGGCAATCAACCTTGCGCTTGAGAACACGCTCCAATGGGATAAGGCAATCGTATTCAACAACGATTGTACGTGTCATGGGGCGTTTCTGGATAAGGTAAGAGACTGTGACGAAAACACATTCTACGGCTCGAAGTGGAACCAGTCAGTCAACGGAATGCCGCTGGTGTACTCCGCGTGGATGGTGATAAGCCGCGAAATGTGGCAAAAGGTAGGGCAATTCGATGAAACAATGGACGCTGGCTGGGAGGACTTTGATTATGAAATCCGTTGTCACAAAAACGGATTGCGGGTGGATGTCCTTGACATACCAGTTCACCATATTGGGAAAAGCACGCGCTTCGAGGAAGCCGATTACAAAAAACGCTGGGACGTCTGCAGAAAGGCATACAGCGAAAAGCATGGAGTAAAAACAGTCAAGTTCGACGGGAAAGAGGACTGATGTACATTCTGGAGGATGCGTACAAAGACTGGGATATTGACTTCGAGGAGTGGAAGAAGCCTAAACCATTTGGTATTTCTGGTTGTTTCCGTCTCTGCGATGAATCAGAGTTCATGGTACAGGCCATTGAAAGCCATCTCCCTTACCTCGATGAAGCACTGCTGGTGACGCAGCCATCGAAGGACAACACCGTGCAATTAGCGCGGGAACTGGCGAAGAAGCATGACAAGGTAAGACTGATCGAATACCCAGAAAACATTTACTTCATCGACAAGCCGGAATTTCACACCGTACCGGATAACTCCATCAAGTCATTCGTATATCTTAGCAATTACGCACTTTCACAATGCAAATACCAGTGGGTAGCAAAGACAGAAGGGGATGTGATCTGCCTATCCACTTTTCAAAACATCGTAGACCGCATCAAAGCCGAACCCGATAAACGAACCGCATACGGGCGCGTCATTCTCAATGTGGCTGGGGCGAACGTAGACCAGGTATCCGCAACGAACCCCAGAAATGGCGGAGCCGATGAATGGGTGGGGTATAACCATCCCGACGTTGGCAAATTCGTCAAGCGCGACAAATGGGAAGTCTACACCGGGCACACCGAATGCATGGGGTGGAGCGCCTTGCACATGAAACGCTGCAAACAGGAACACCTGCCTGTTTGGAACAACGAGATTTACGTACCTTACACACCGGAAAGCGTCCGACAAACTTTGACAAATTTCAACAGATACAACGGCTATCCCGGGCCTGATAACCCTCTCGGTGAACCCTGTTTATTTGAGGACACGGCGGTCAAAACATGGGGATAACCTTCGGAATCATCACCAACGGCGCAAGACCAGAAAAGTTATGGCGTCAGGTGCAGAGCATCCACGACCTGAACGTGCCCGAGTATGAGATTCTCATTGCAGGCCAGCTGCCAGATAACCCCATTCGATTTGACTATGAGTACCTTCCAACGATTGCCGCAAAGTTAGGGCAACTTGGCAGAATGAGAAATCTCATCTGCGAACACGCGAAGTATGACACGATCTGCATTACTGACGATGACATTCTTTTCAAGGATGATTTTTACATCGGATTGCAGAGATACGGCAACAACTACGACATTCTGTGTACCAAACTATTGAACCCTGACGGATCCCGCAACTGGGATTGGGTGACAAAGGGCGGAAAGCGCGGGCACGTGCTACTGGAGTATTGGGAGGATGACCCAAAGGTTTATTGTACAGGCGGGCGCATCATCCTCAAAAAGCACGTGTGGAACACGGTCAAGTGGGATGATACCAAAGGCTTCAACCAGGAAGAAGACGTTGACTTTTCGCACAGAGCCACAAAGGCCGGATTCACGATCAAGTTCAACAAATATTCTACGTTGGTGCATGACGACCCGACGTACACCGAAAGGAACAGGGTGATGTATAAACTATGACCGTTAGAACTGGAATGACTACCCTAATTTCAACTTTGCGCGGTATGACCAACGCAGGCACGGCGGATTACACCATAGCGGGATCATCCTTCTGGACGGATGACCAACTGCAAAACTACCTGGATAAATACCGCTCGGACTTCTACGAACGTGAAATGACCGTCGTGGATGAATACACGGGCGGCGTTCCGTCTACCCTTCGCTACTACATCGGATCATTCAATATCGAGAGCGGTACGGCGGTATTTTGGATTCAGGACGCAGAGGGGACAAAACTCACAGAGACAACCGATTACACCGTTGATTACGCTCTTGGATTGGTCACGTTCAACGCTGATACCGACAGTAAGGAATACTACGCCACTTACCGAAGTTATGACCTCAACGGCGCAGCGGCTGAAATCTGGAGAATGAAGGCCGCTCACTACGCGGACATGTTCACGTTCAGCGCGGGCGGTCAGAGTGTGCAAAAGGGAGCGCTGATCAAACAGGCTCTTGAAATGGCGAAATACTACAGTCAAGCACGGGGCGCGCGGTCTATCGAACTCACAAGGGATGATCTATGCTAAGTGACAACGACCTTTCCTTTATGCGCGAATCCATCAACGAGTTATTGCCCGATACCTGTTATATCCTCTCGAAAACAGAAATGGTAGACGCAAGCGGTGGATATACCGCGACCTGGGGCACGGCATCAAGCGTGGATTGCCGCACGGACTTTACTAACGGCACGATGCAGACGGCGGGCGGTGGATTGCAGCCGTTCTCGCAACTGACCATCTCCGTACCGCATGACACCGTGGTCACCACAGATAACCGCGTCAAGTGGAACAACGGGATATACAGCATCTCATCCGTGAACACGAACTCATGGATGACGTGCAAAGTGCTGGTGGTCCATGCCGTCTGATAACCTCACCTGGACGCTAGACACCAAAGAGCTTGACCGCATTGTCAAAAATTGCGATATGAAAGCGGAGCAGATATTGAGGCGGTTAGCCTTTGAGATTGAGGGAGAGGCCAAACAACTGGCACCCTACGACACAACGGCGTTGCGCAACTCAATCTACACCGTAACCGAGAAAGAGGATAACTACACGGATGCATCCAACGCGGCGAAGGATAAGCGACCAGGTGTAGAGACGGAGCCGCATCCAAAGCCAGGCAAGGGGGAGGCGCGAGTTGGACCGTGCGTAGAGTATGGACAGTACCAGGAGTTTGGTACATCGAAGATGGCCGCGCAACCATATCTCACACCCGCTGTTGAGAAAGTGAGGACTAAATTTGAGGACGGATCAACCTACAAGGAAATTTGCGAATGAACGCGATTGATACCGCTATTCGCTCCACATTATGCGGGGGAACGGCACTGACAAATATGCTGGCTGGAACAGCGTCAGTGTATCACATTCGTGCCCCAGACAACGCTAGTTACCCATACGTGGTATTCAACGTCCAGGGGGGCGGGGCAGAGAATATCACCCCATCAGATTTACATAACTACGTGTACTACATCAGGGGGTACACAGAGACTTCTTCCACGAACGCAAGCGAAATTCACGAACAAATCAAGGCGCTTTTAGACAAACAAACACTCACCATCACTGGATACACAAATATCTGGACGCGCTTCGAGACAGAACTTGAATTTTCAATAGACCAATCGAACGGCGTGCCGGTGTACTCGTGCGGCGGGCTGTATCGAATCAGGATCGACTCATAGGAGATAACAAATGGCAGGACTAACAGGGCAAAACGCTTATATTGCATGGGTTTACAGCGGTGGAACGGTTGTGTTGTCAACCGACTATCGGTCTGCTTCATACACCCCGTCGGGAGATATGTTTGACCAAACAGCGGGCCCGGACACCGACAAAACCTACATCACGGGCGTCAAAGATGGACAATTCTCGTTTGGTGGATTGTACCAATCCGGCGGGTCTGTAATTTACAACGCCTTAGCCTGGGGTACAAGTGGAACCATCATCTACGGGCGCGAAGGTACGGCGGTTGGATCACCGAAGGAGACCATTCCGGCTATCTCGCAGGGCGCGGTGGTGAATACTCCGTACAACAACCTCATGGAAATTTCTTGCACCTTCCAGAAGAATGGAGCCAAAGTTGACGCAACCTTCTAATCCTGACGTGATCCTCTCGGACGGGCGGGAAGTCAATATTGACCTAAACGCTATCAGTATTTCAGAGTTCAGGGCGATGCTTAAGCCTGACCAACCTGACGAAGAAGAGTACAGGGTGATTGAGAAAATGACAGGCCTTGCAGAAGTGGGGAAACTTGGCCTGCAGGATTACCGCAAGATCATCTCTGCTTTCTTTGAAAAAGCAAAGCAACCCGTAAACCCTATCTAAGCCAGCGTATTTACATAGCAAACATATTCGGAGAGCATGACGAAGAGGCTATTACCGCATGGAACGATGTCATGCTCTCCAGAAAAATCGGCGTTACGCTGGCTGAAATGAGAACAATGTCCGTAGAGGATTATTTCACATATATGGCGGTATTTGACGCTGAATCAAAAATTCCGCACTCGATCATAAAGAGGACACATGGGTAAAGAGGTTGCGTCTCTATACGCCACGCTAGGGCTGCAGGACAAGGGGCTGAAAAACGGCCTGACCGATGCTAAATCTGGGCTAGGAAAGGTCGCCGAAGGATTTGAGAAGGTAACGGGGATTAGTTTAAAAACCGCTACGGCATGGGGTATTGCTACAGCTGCCGGTAAAAAACTATATGATTTTCTGAAACAGTCTGTCGAGGAAACAGAGAATTATGTGACCGCCATGACCGAGGGCGCGCGCATTACAGGGATGACTGTTGAGGAATATAGCCGTCTCACACAGGTTGCGGATGATGTATTTTTATCGCAGGAAAAACTGACAACCATCATGCAGGCTGCTGCGAGACAGGGGACTGATGTATCCATCCCGGGACTACAGAAATTATCGGCAGAATATAACTCATTAAGCACGGCTCAAGAGAAAGCAAAATTTACCGCTGAAAAATTTGGCCGAACAGGCCTTGAGATGTACAAGGTGCTAGAGCTGGGAGCTGATAAATTATCCCAGGCGATGGCAAATGTCCCCGATTCGCTGGTCGTTACTGACCAGAAAGTGCGAAATGTAGAGAACTATAAACGATCTGTTGACAACCTGACAGATGCGTGGCAGGGATTCAAATATCAAATTGGGACAGCAGTTATTCCGCAGTTAGATTTACTCCTGCGACAAATGACGCGCGGAGAGGACGAGGTTGAACAGTACTACAAAAAAATCAACTCTCTCAATGAACAGTTGATGTATTTGCAGAAATACGGCGCAATGAGCGGGATGTCACAGGAGGAACTGGCAGAGCAAATAAAGGCCGTGCAGGAAGAGATTGATAAAGCGGGGCAAGAACTCGATGATTATTCCAGCCAGGCTGAACAGGCTGCGAAAGAACAGGACACGCTCAATAGTAAATTTAACGATTTCAAAACCATCGTTTCCGGTTCGTTTGGAAAGGAAATCAGAGATTTTAACGAGAGCCTGGCTGAAAACGAACAAAAACAAAAAGACATTCAAGCCCAAATCGATATGTTGAACGGTAAAACGTGGCTGACATCATCCCAAAAGAAGGAATTAAACGACCTGCAGACAGAGCTTGAGGAGACAATGGACGCCGCTATCAAACTCAGGGACGAGCACGAGACCACCATGAAAACGATGGCGCTCAATATGCTGATGGCTAAAGCGGAGTCGGATGGCCTGACAGAGACAGAGATTACAAACCTGACAAAAATTGCGCAGGCGTGGGGGTTATGGGATGATGCAACGGCAACGGCTGTTGCAAATGTAAATAAAATCGATCTATCTCAGGCGGAACTAACGCTGACCAGATGGACGGATTTACTCAACCAGGTGCCAGAGTCAATTACCACGAAAATAAATGTGGTTACTACAGGCAACATCGTAACCGGCGAATCAAAACCAGGCGCGGCTGTATATCAAACCACTCACGCGGCTGGCGGTTCGTTTATGCTGCCCGCGTCCGCTGGTTATGAGGGAGTGAACCTGGGGGGCGGACATACTGCAAGTGGTAACGAGATGGTTACCGTATCCAACCAGAACCAGATCACAGATATTACCAAATCCCTTTCAGACGCTATTTCAATGTTGCGCAGACTTCCCGCCGATATAAAGGTGGCGGTCAGGGATGGCGCATTGCAGGCGAGCGCATGATCACGTGTGATTACGCTATCTACATGCATTTTTCCGGCACAGCAAGCGCATGGACGGACATCACAAGCGACGTCATATTCCCGATTGAAGGCGAGTATGGCATGGGCGGGGTAGACGTGATTGACCGCATCGCGCAGACAGGCAGCCTGACTTTCGCGCTCGACAACTCCGCGAATAACTCCGCCGGATTGGTTGGGTACTACTCCCCTGGACACGCAAATTGCAGAAGTGGGTTTAGGGTAGGCATTCCAACTAAGATTGTATTCACTTACGACGGACGGAATTATTGTAAATTCAAAGGGCGCGTACCGCCTGATGGGATCATCGTATCACCGTTTGAAACAGGCGAACGCAAAACATACGTCACGGTAAGAGACTGGATGGAACAAGCGTCCGTCCATGAAATTACCCTTCCTACGTTGCTGCAAGATAAAACAACGGACGAATCCATACAGGCGGTCATAGACAATATGCCGATACCGCCTGAAAACATCGAATACGGGAACATGTCGAATACGTCATCCTACGTATTTGACACCACGTCAAGCCGAACAAAAGCCATGACTGAAATCACAAAAATTGTCATGTCTGAGTTCGGCTATGCCTATATCGCGCATGATGAAAACAACGAAGAAAAACTGGTCATCGAGGGAAGGAATGACCGCAGCGAATCAGTTGTAAAAGACTATGTTATTTCGCCTACTGAAATATCAGGAAAGTTACTCACAGAGGGCGGAGATTACCTACTCACAGAGGACGGGGATTACATCCTTCTAAACGAAACCCTCTCACTGTCGCCAGGTGAGTACATCCGGCCGGATGCATCCGTTGTACACGCTCCAGAAATCGCTACTGAGGTAAAGGCAACGGCTCACCCGCGCAAGGTGGACGCCGACGCAACAACGGTTTTATTCTCCCTTGAAAAACCGATCAAGATAGACGCCGGGGAAACACTCACTGGATTGAGAGGACGGTACAGAGACCCGGCAGGCGCAGCCACTTATGTATCGGGCATGGATATGGTTACCCCTGCCGGAACCACGCATTACCTGGCAAACACTGACTCAGCGGGAACGGCGACAGATATAACGGACATGTTGACCGTAACCGCAACCTACGGAGCGTCTGACGTATCCTACACCATTACCAATAGCGGAACAGTTGACGGCTATATCACGTTCCTGCAGGCAGTGGGAAGGGGAATATACAACTACGACCCGGTAACATACGTTGCTACTGACGCAACCTCAAAGGCAGAGTTTGGATCATACGTCATCTCCATTGACATGAAATACCAGGATGATCCGACCGTAGCCAACGCATTGGTAAATATCCTATTGGCAAGAAAGAAAGACCCTGCCACCGCATTTGAGGAAGTCTCATTTGTAGCCAATAGAAATCTATCCTTGATGGGCGCGTTTCTGGAGTCGGACATTGGAACACGAATCAGGTTGACAGAAACCGTATCTGGCATTGACGAAGACTATTTTATTCAGGGGGTCAGGTTCAAAGTTTACCCGGGGGGAATTATTGAATACGCGTGGAAGGTCAAGCGCGCATCGGAAGACATTTACCAATTCTGGCTGCTCGAAACAGCGGGGCGGAGTGAATTAGGCGTCACGACCTATTTAGGATACGAATGACCTACACAGAACAAACAACTTTACATGACGGCGATTTCGTAACTGCATCAGCCTACAACGAGTTTTGCACCAATATCGTTGACCACAACAACAGGTTGAACCAGATCTTGTTTGGCGGCGGGACTGTGGCAAGCGTAGCCATCGGCTGCATCATCATGTGGTACGGCACACCTGCAGAACTAGAGGAAGGCTGGGCAATATGCGACGGAGAGAATGGCACGCCTGACCTAAGAGACATGTTCATCATCGGGGCCGGGGGGACATACTCTCCAGGCGCTATGGGCGGGCTTGAATCACACAACCACTCAGGGGCGAGTATTAATTCAGCGAGCGGGCACGTACACTCAATCGGGTTTTCGACAAGCCAATCTTTGTCGAATGTTCTCACAAATATCACATCAGCTGATTTATCAGGCAGCAAAAGTATTCATTGCCACAGTTCGTATGGATTAAATACAGCGTCTAGCAGTTCACACTCGCATTCTGCTACCAGCACGGGGGTATCTTCAGGATTGCCGCCTTATCGAGCGGTCTATTACATCATGAGGATTTCATGACAACTTATATCACACCTACGGAACGCGCCGTTGCCTACGGTATTAAAGCGGACGCGGATTGGAACGTTTTAGTCAACGACATCAAAAACCACGAGGAGAGAATTTCTGCCATTGAATCAATGGGCGGGACGGTTGTTGTATCCTCAAATATTCCACTGGGGGGAATCCTCATCTGGAGCGGAGCGGTGGTTAATATCCCGTCGGGCTGGTCACTGTGTGATGGCGGTACGGTCAATGGATATGTTACCCCTGACCTGCGAGACCGGTTCGTGATCGGCGCAGGAAATAATTACGCTGTAGGTGAAACGGGCGGAGCGACTACACACAAGCATTCAGGTGGATCCCTGTCTTCGTCTGGAGCGCACACGCATACATTTTCGGGGACAACGGGCGGTCCATCAGATAATCGCGCCGCAAGCAGTGGGTCTTTTTCTGTAGCAACATCCTCCCACACCCACACATTTTCAGGAACAACAGGATCCAGTGGATCGCATACGCACTCAACAGAAACAACGGGAAGTGCGTCCAGTTTGCCACCGTATTATGCGCTGGCGTTTATTATGAGGACTAGTTAAATGGCTGATAAAAAAATCACACAACTCACAGAAACTACCAGCCCTGCGAATAGCGATATTGTACCGGTGGTTTGTGATCCAAACACAACGCCCGTCACGAAATACACCACGATACAAAACGCGGTGAAATCCGCATACGACTCGAGAGGTGAAATTTTTGTCGGAACTGGCGCATCTGCTGGTACGGTCATATCTGTTGGGGCAAACAATGGCCAAATTCTGGTTACTGACAGTTCATCTGGTGCAGGATGGACGCGCATTGATCGTGATTTTTCCGTAACGATCAATTTAGGTGGAATGAACGCGACCAGTCAATACACCGGCGGGACTGTTCTGTCTGTTGAGTGTCCGTATGACGGCGTTTTCGAGGCGATACGGATGAAGGGCACTACTGTTGCGGGTACAATCACCGGTTCGGGCGGAACGGTGACGATGGATATTTACA